AACATGTCCACCACGTTAGAGAACTGTTCTGCCGGAACGCGGTGGCAGTTTCCGCTGATGGAAATGGTGCCATTCAGGCGCGTGACCACGTTCCCAGACGGAACAGTCACACAATACACCATGCCAGAGTACGGAACCTCTTCCTTACGGAACCCAGCACTGTCCACCCAGACCTGCGGGGCACACCAGCGAACCCTCCACCTAGTACCGACAGGCACAATGGAGGCGTTCCTCCCAGCCAACTGAGCAATTAATTGCACGAAATCAGCCACGGCCCTTGACTTGTGCTCCCAGAAGCCAGCGGACTCACATGTCCAACCGTCCCACTCAGTCAGCTCTGACAGGAACCTCTCATTACGCCCACCATCCTCAAACGGATCGAACCAGGAGAAATCCTTAGCCAGCAGCAAATCCGATTTGAAGACGATGTTGGTGTCCCCACGATCATTATCTCGAACGGTGAAAGCCCACCCAAGCTCACGGAGAATATCGGACAGGCGTTCTATCTTACGCGCTCTCCGGAAAGAGAACCGATAGGTGTGCTCCCCTGTCTTTTTAGACGTATACAGGAGATGACCATCTGCCTCGAAGGCAATCCGCAGCTTTTCAAGCGCGGTCAGCTCACCAGTGCCAGCCAATCTTCCAGACACAGGCAACTGAACTCTCGAATGCAGGTTAAGGTCTCCAAGGGTAGACCTACCCAACTCCCACCCAGAATTTCTCTTTCTACGGATGGGCTGCTCGTGTCCAGGCGTTGTCAGCGTGTGGAACTTGTTCCCCTTAACCCTTACGAGGTTTCCGACAAACGGCTTGGCCACCGTCCTAAGAACAGGCTCAAACTGAACCGAACCAGTTTCAGCATTGAACGCCATCACCTTGTCCTGATCGGTAATCTCCGAAACAGGCTTCCACCCACCCGGCGTAAGCAGCTCATGATCCGGATGAAAACATTCATCGAAGATGACGAGGCCGAAGTCCTTGTCTATCCAGTCGGGATACTTCCCCGCCTTGGACAGCGAATGGATCATGGCGACCACGAACTTGGTGCCTATGACCTCGCACTTGTCACCCCTGATCTCTCCGATCTCGTTCGGCTGGAGCCCGAGGAACTTGCTCGCGCCGTCGATCCACTGCTTGTAGATGTCGTCCTTGGTCGTGATGACCAGCGTCTTGCGCTGGGTCACGTAAGCGGCGTGATAGCCGAGGACCGTCTTACCCCATCCGGTGTAAGCGGAGACGATGCCTGACAGGCCCTGTTTCAGGAACTTGGCCGTCTCCTCGAACAGCTTGACCTGATGGGGCCTCGGGGACGGTCCCTGAGAGAAATGAACGACCTCGCCGTCCACGCGCTCATCATTGTCGGAGATCGGGCATAAAGCACGGGGCAGATGGATCACGTCTCCTTCGACCCGGTGCAGCAGGACCTCCTCGCCAAAACGGGACGTGAAGCGATACTTTCTTTCTAGCTGCGGTTTGTACGGGTAGACCGCAGTGCTGCCGGTTCTTAGTGGTTTATCGTGCCGTATCAGTTCTGACAGTACAGCCATTCCCGCCGGTCCTCATGACCTGTAACGGGGGAGGGGCGAACCCCTCCCCCGCCCGCCACCGGTGGGGGGTGTGTTGGGCCAGTTACGGTGGCGGAACTGCAATTAATTGCACCGACTAGAGCTCTTCCTTGAGGTTCGAGCCCTTAACAGACCCGGCCCGACCAGGGCCTTGCCGACGCCGAGTTCAATCAGCTGCTCGGGGCTGAGGTAGCGGATTTCTTCCTCGTAGTTCGCGGGCTGAACATCCTCCACCTTCAGGCCACACGCCTCAGCGATCTCCTCATAGCTGTCGAACTTCTGCACGAAGTCGAACTGGTTGCCGACGCTCGGAGACTGATGCCCCGTACGCGACACGTCGAACGTGCACCCGGTAAGCCCGCCACGCTTGGCCGCAATCTTGGTCAGCTGCTTGATGGTGCTCTGCTTTGCAACGAACAGCTTGCGGGTGTTCGAGATCACCTTGCCCGCATTCGGACCCGATTTGATCTTCTGCTCCGAATGGTCGATGACCGTCATCACCCCGACAAAGCTGGCACGATCCCCGGACTCGCAGATCGGGCAGGGCTGCGTCTCGTCAACAGCTGCCGTACAGACGAAATTCTCGACCTTGCCGTTCAGGCGGAGCGAATGCTCGTAGAACATGTAGATGTCGAGCATCCCATCGTCGTCGAGAGCGCCATCAAGGAACGTGATCTGGCGATCCTCACCATCCGGCATCCAGAAGCGCCACATGCGGCCCGCTTCCTGGCGACGCAGCTCGGCCTGGGCCTCCTCATACGCGAGGAGTTCCTTCGCCGCCTTTCCCTTTTTCAGGAAGGAGACCGTTGAAAGCGTCTTTTTCGAGGAGTCTGCAGAGGGTTTTTCAGCCGCTTCGGTGTTGAGGGGCATCGCGGCTTTCTTAGCGAACTTCAACGCCATTTCACTCTCCCAAGTTTCCCAAAGGTTCCCAAATGTTCCCCAAGTTTGCCCGAGGTAACTTTGCAGTTAATTGCATTATGGCTCCCTTTTCGGTCTAGTCAATGAGAAAATCATCCAGTTTCACCAGCCCGTCTAACAATTCGGCAATTTCCTCCACGGTGCATTCGCCTGGGTCCTTTCTTCCTTCTGGCGGCTTCAGGTGATGGATTACGTGATCCTTCTGCATGTACCTGCCGATCCGTTCTCGGCCCGTGTCTCCGCCCTTCCCTCGGTCAAAAAACGTGATCCATTCGAGAGCGTCCGCCATGCGAAACAGCTTCTCCACGTTCGGGTTCGCGAACAGCGGGCTCACCACGTTCCGGTACACCCGGTACACGGAGGTCAGGTCGAACGGTCCCTCGACGATGACGATAGGCTTGCTCAGATCGACCCATTCCTCTCCGAGCCAGTGGACCGGATTGTTCTTGCCTGCGTAGGTGTACATGCGATAGCGCGGCTCCACGTCCGGCTTGATCGCACGCCCGTGCAGACCGACAAGCTGCCCCTGGAAGTCCCGTACGGGGAAGCACACGCGGCCCTGTGTCGTGTCACAGCGCAGGTCTAGAAGATGGGCGACCTTGAACGGCACGTCGCGCTGCTGCAGGTACTTGCGGGCCTGCGGGATCGACCATGCGGGAGGGAAGGTATCGATCCACCAGTCGGGAAAGATGTGGGCCTTTTCCTTCTTCCCGAAGAGCATCTCCTCGATGTCGGGGCTATCGAAGTCAAACTCCAGGTCCTGCTCGGATTCCTCGATCAGCTTGTGCACCTCGCCCCACTTCACGCTGACCCTGGGGTCATGCTTGTTGAGGTAGCGCATCGTGTAGAACATATCGCTCAGCGATCCGCTCCAGCCACACGAGAAGCAGTGCGTGTGGGGATCGCCTGGCTCGATACGGACCCCGAACACCTCCGGCCCGGACTCCCCTCCTTCATGTCTCCAGGGACCTAGAGGACACCGGCTGATTACCCACCCCGTCCTCTTGTGGGGCTGTATATTCGTTGCACCCAGCAGTTTCAGAGCCTGTTCGATCTTTTCCTTTTTCACGTCGCCACCAGCTGTTTGGCACTGCCATCCGCATCTACCGGCTCACCGGCCAGTATCGCCTTGTGGGCATTGAGCATGGCCGCTGTGCATAGCTGGTCGCAGCGCTCGTTTTGCGCATGACCACTGTGTCCCTTGACTGTCTCGAATGTCACCATGTGCATCTGGAACAGCTGCAGCAGGTGCTCCCACAGATCACGGTTCANGACGGGCTTGCCGTCTCGGGTTTGCCATCCGTTACGGACCCAATTCCTGCTCCAGACCGTCACGCCCTTGGCGACATACTCGCTGTCCGTGACGACACGTATGGGCTTCCCGAACTCGATCTCCTCCAGAGCCTTGATGACGGCCATGAGCTCCATGCGGTTGTTCGTGGTCCCCATCAACGCCCCGCAGTTCTCGACAACGAACCCGTCAGGGTACCGGATGACGTACGCCCATGCTCCAAGGCCACCCTTTTTCAGGTCGCATCCTCCATCCGTGTAGACGGAGATCACACCATCATCGATGACCTCCTTGACCGGACCCGCCGTCGCAGGGACCTCGTACTTCGCCAAGATCGACAGGAGNACATCGACGAGGTTGGAAGCCACTGTCTCGCTACTGACATCGAACTTGATCTCGACTTGGAACTTCATTTCGTGACCCCACACTGTCGCTTGGTTTCGGTGAAGTCCTCCCCGACCATCCGCTTGATCGTGAAGAAGCCGCCCCTCCGCCGCGGGTCTGCCGCCATGAACTTCCGAGCGTAGAACGCGATGTAGTCGTTGCTGATGTGCAGGTCGCCCACGCCCTCATGGACGATCCTGTCCCAGCGTAT